GAGGGTGTTTTCCAATTGCTTGAGACTGGCAAAGGGTGGGAGCATGAATTCTCAACCATATATCAAGAGCTTAAGAAGGTCCAGGAATATATCACATTTTACAATGACTATCCTGAAGCTGTGAGCAACAATGCCAAGAAAGGAATTGAGCTCAATCAAAAGTATGGAAATAAATGTGCCACAAGAGTAGGACGTTTAAGAGCAACAACTTTGGCCAATAGACAAACGGTCTCAGTGGCTGTGATCAAAAGAATGTATTCTTATCTATCCAGAGCTGAGGAATACTATGATGAGAGTGACCAATCAGCTTGTGGAACAATCTCATATTTATTATGGGGTGGACTTGCTGCAAAGAGATGGTCAGAGGCTAAGCTAAAAGAATTAGGGATTTTCGAACAATAAATTATAATAAGTATGAACAAAGAATTGCAAACGATTAAGGAATTGATAGCTGAAATGAAAGCACAATTCTCAAAGTCAGTTGACACATTTGAACAGGCAACTCTTGCTGATGGAACAACCATAGTTGAATATGATGCTCTTGAGGTAGGGATGCCAGTTTTTGTTGTTGCTGATGGTGAAAGAATTCCAGCTCCAGAGGGCACACATTCATTGTCTGGTGATCTTGCTGGTGTATCTATTGTTGTTGATGCTGAAGGTATCATCACAGAGATCATTGATGAAAGAGAGAATGAAGGTGCTGGTGAGGTAGCTGTTGAAGAGACAAGCTCTGATTTTCAAGCAATCTCTGCTGAGATGTTACCACAAGTGTTGGAAGATATCACCGAGGTGATTGCTGAAAGATTAGGACTTGAGATGGGAGTTGCTTATGATGTAGCATCTGCTGTGATAGCTAAGATAAATGAAGAGACTACAATGCCAGTTGAACAATCAATGAGTGCAGAGAAAGTTGAATCAATTATAAATGCAAAGTTAGAATCATTCTCAAAGGCTGTCGAAGGCTTAGCAGAAATGACCAAAGCTATTGCAGAGAATAACACAACATTGGTTAATGAGTTGAGTTCATTGAAAAGTGATTTCGAGACTTTCAAAGCTCAACCATCAGTACAAACCAAAGAGGCTGAGAAATTCAGCAAAGTTGGCAACTTGACAGCCAGACAAATGTTTTTGAAAAATTCTAAAGTATAAATAAAATGTCGTTAAAAAAATACCTACGCACAAAATTCGACTGGGATGTATCTGGTCTTGCAGCTTATGTTGATGAGCAAAGAGAAGACTTAATTGTTAAGTCAGTAACTGAAGCTCGCACATTACAATATGTATCAATTCAACAAGGGATCAAAGGATCTCAAGAATTGAAATTGATGGATGATTCAATTGTTTACCAAGATGGTGATTGTACAATGACTCCAGATGGAGATACTGTGTTCACTGATAGAGCTATCGCTGTTGAGACTCTTGGTTACATGAAATCATTTTGTCAAAAGGATCTTGATGGATTCTGGACTCAGTTAGGTCTACGTCCAGGAGCTATGGCTGAAGATAAGACTCTTCCATTTGAAGCTCAAATCATCAACTACTTATTACAATTACATTCATTTGAATTAGACAAGTTAATCTGGAAAGGTAACAAAGCAACTGGCTCTGGTAACTTATCTAAGATGAATGGATTCCGTCAATTCTTAACAACAGCAAATGGTTGTGTTAACTTGAATACATCATCAACAGCAACAATCTCTGCATCTAATGCATTTGATGTTTTCTATGAGTGTTTCGTTAATACTCCAGCAAATGTTGCTGAGGCTAATGACTTTATCTGTTTTACTGGACGTGAGAACTTTAATTTCTTGACTAAGAACTTGGTTGATGATAACTTATTCCACTACAATCCAGCTAATATTGGTGACTTGAATGAGTTGATCCTTCCAGGAACAAACATGAGAATTGTTAAGGTTAATGGTTTGAATGGTCTTGATAACATATACACTGGACGTGCATCTCAATTTGTATTCGGTACTGACTTAAGCTCAGACTTTGAAAACTTTGACTTGTGGTATTCTCAAGATGATGATGTGATCTACCTACGTTCTAAGTTCAGGGCTGGTGTTCAGGTACCTTTCTTGAGCCAAATCGGAGTGTGGAATGGAACTGGTTCACCTAACTAAAAATTAATAAGGGAGGGGGTAACTCCTCCCATTTTATAAACATTAAAAAAAAAATATCTTATGTCTTGTAATATGACTCTTGGCTACAATGATAGAACTTGTACCAATGGAAAAGGTGGAATCAAATCAGTATTAATATTCCCATTAGGAAATGTATCTGCATCCACAATTGCTGACAATGAGATCACAGCTTTGACTGTAACTGGTGAAGTGTTTTTGTACAAGTTGAAATCTAACTTATCAAGCTACACTGCACCAATCCGAGTGAATAAAGGAAATGGAACTCTTTGGTATGAACAAACTTTGACAATGATCTTAGCATCAGATACAAAGGAGTTACGTTCTGAAATTCACTTGCTTGGACAGAATGAAGTTGTTGCTCTTGTTGAGAAAGCTGATGGGACTGTTGTTGCTCTTGGATTTGGTGAAGGTCTTCAGATTGCTGAAGCTTCAGCTTATGGATCTGGAGTATTAAAGTCTGACAGATTAGGTCATGATATCATCATGGGTGGATTAGAGAATGATCCTGTGCCAGATGTACTTGCATCTGTTTACACATCATTGTTAACACAGCAATCTCCATCAATCTAATAAATTGATAAACTCTTATAAGAAAGGGAGGGCTGAGTCCCTCCTTTTTTTGTATATTTGAAACCATGGAAATAAAGGCTAAGTTTATCGGATCAAAACAATGGTCAAATCTATTGAGTAAATGGGTTGACATTAAAAGAGGTCAAGAGGATTATTATGTCTCTCTTGGATTTCTGCATATCTTTGAAAAAAGAAAACCTAAACTAATTAAAAATGCTGAGAATACAGAAGGCCAGCTCTTCAAATCTGATAGTAACAGTAACGGAACTGACAACAGTTAGTCCAGTTTACTATCTATTTGAATTTGAGCATGAACAATCATTCTTAAAATACTATTGCATCCTGACTAATATCAGCACTGGGACATCAAGATATGATGAATTCTTGCTTGTGGATGGGGTGGATGTTAACTTTGATTATGATGGATACTACACATACAAAATATATCAGCAAACATCAACAACCAATCTTGATCCTGACTTGTCAGATGGCTTGGTTGAGGAAGGCAGAGCTCATGTCTTTGATATTGATTCACCTTCCAATGAATTCTCAACAAATATAACATTCAATATATATGAATAAATTTGAATCAATGTCATTCAGAAAGGACTTTGTCCAGCCAGTTGAGGAGCAAGATAGAATGCTTGGCTTTATCAAGTGGGGTAAAAAGAATGACTATCCTTATTTTTTAGTGGATCTTTTCAATGGATCAGCTTGGCATCAAGGGATAATTAAGAATAAGACTCACTACATTGCTGGTGGAGGGATTGAAGTTGTCACTGGTAACTTGCAAAGATTCCTTGAGAATCCTTTCTCTGACTTTACAATGGATGAGATTGTTGAGCAATTGGCATTTGATTATGAATTATTCGGAGCATTCGCTGTCAAAGGTACCTGGAATAAGGAAGGGACAAGAGTTGTCAGATGGGAGTATCTTGCCATTGATATGATAAGAATATCAGCAGATGAAAGAATGTACTATCTATCAGATGACTGGACTGTTCAACAGCAATCAGCTGAGAAAACAAATCTCAGAACTATTCCAGCTCTCGATGAGAATAATAAGGTTGGATCATTCGTTATGTATTACAAAGATCCAGCTAAGAAAGGACGCAAAGAGCAAGGAGTCTATCCAAAGCCACCATACAATGGAGGGATCACAGCAATTCAGACTGATGTTGACATCTCAAAATTCCACATGTATGAATTACAGAATGGATTTAAGTCAGGAACAATGATCACTTTCATGGATGGCTTTCCAGAAACTCAAGAGGAAGCTGAGTCATTCAAGAATCAAATTAAAGGACCAGCATCAAACATTGAGAATTCAGGTGATATCATCATCACATTTGCACCATCAGCAGATCAAGCTCCAAGAGTTGAGAGTCTGACTGGAAATGACCTGGATAAAAGATATGAATCTCTTGAGTCAAGCGTTCAACAGAATATCCTTGTGGCTCATGCAGTTGTATCTCCATCTTTGTTTGGAGTTGCTCCTGAAGGATCATTCAATGCGGCTGAATCAGCTGAGTTATTCGAAATATTCAAAAAGACTTATGTTGACACAAGACAAAGAAGGCTTGAGTGGATGTTAAACGAAATGATTAAATTGTCTGGTGATGTTGGAACTGTTAAGCTCAGAGATGTTACTCCAATTGGAACAACTCAAGAGGCACCAGTGGCAGCACAACCAACAGCCATTGATCAACCAACAGCAGAGCAACCAGTTGATGTTGCAAAATCAGCATTGAATGGAGCTCAGATTGCATCACTTATTGATGTGGTTGCTAAAATTAAAGAAGGAGTATTGACCAGCGAGAGTGCATTGAGCATTGTCTTGGCATCATTTCCAACCATTGATGAGGCACAAGCAAGAAGGATTGTTGGATTGCAACCAGGAGCACAGCAATTGAGCTCATGCAAGTTTGACCATCAAGATGATGAGATTGGTTACTTTGCTCAATATGGATCACCAGCTCATGAATATGAGGTGATTGCCACATTTCCAATTGCATGGGACACACCATCAGCTGAGGTATTCACAAAGCAAGACCAATTATTTGCAACCATAGCAGAAATCTCAGCAGAGCTCAATGACTTTGACAAGAATGTACTTAAGATGATTGGAGATGGTGAGGACAGCAATGCTATTGCAACAGCTCTCAACACAAATATTGAAGAGATTGCCAAGTCAATGGCAAGACTCATGAAATGGGAGGTCATAACAAAGGGACAAGTCACTGAATTAGGAACTCAACTTGTGAGAGAGGAGCAGATTCCTATTGAAAGATTTGAGGTGAGATATGGATACAGAACAAGACTTGATGTCCCTCCAGCAAAGAGTGGCTCAAGACAATTCTGCGAGAGATTAATGGACCTTAATAGACTATACACCAGGGATGAGATAAATGCTATCTCTAATAGGTTAACACCATACAGAGATGTGTGGAGATACAGAGGTGGATGGTACTCTTTTCCAGAAGATGATCCAAGATACCCAACAAGAACTCCATGGTGCAGACATGAATGGATTCAACAATTAGTTGTAAAACGATAAGACTATGAACTACCTACTATCAGTGGAGAATCTTAAAAAATTAGGATTGATTCACAATAATACAGATACCAAGCTCTTGGCAGTTGCTATCAAGCGAAGTCAAGACATGCATATTCAGCCAGCTCTTGGAACTCCTCTTTATCGAGCATTGCTTGATAGAGTTGAGACAAATACATGGACAGCTGACTATCTCACATTGATGAATGATTATGTTGTCCCTTGCTTGGTTGCTTTCGTTGATTACAGAGCAGCTCTGTTCCTTACTGAGAAACTGACAAACAAGGCAGCTGGAAGAGTATCTGATGAGAACTTGCAAGCCAACACCTTAGATGAGGTTAATGAGCTCAGAGATCAATTGAGAAAGGATGCATATTTTTATAAGCAGAGACTGGTTGGATTCCTTATGGATGACCAGGCAACCAAATATCCTGAATATTGTGATATGTGTTCTGATCATTGCAATGAATATGTGAAAAAAGACAAGACTGGATATAGGCCGATAAATTGGATGCAATGAAATTCTCAAAGAAACAGATTGATAAATTAAAAGCATATCTCAATAAGGATGGAAAAAACACTAAACCAGCTAATGAAAGAGCTGGAAATAATAGCGAACGAGCACAGGCAGATAAACGAATTCTTTCAAGGTGATTACATTGATGCTGTCTCAAGAGATGCGGCTCAATATCCTTTGATGGTAGTAACTTTGCAACCTGGATCTATGACTGATCAAGCTGTGAATGTGAACATGATCATCTCAATATGCGATAAATATAACATCCAGGAATATAGACAAATCAATGAGATACATTCTGATTGCTTGAGCATCTGCAATGACATTAGAATCACATTCCAGCAATGGAGATTTGAGGAGTTCATGGATATAAATGGAGATATCACAACACAACCATTCATTAATCGTGGGCCAGATGTAACAGCTGGATGGACAATCAATGTCAGTGCAGCAATCTATGACTATAATAATTGGTGTGATATTCCTTATGATGACTATGATTTTGAGAATGGCAATCCTCCAGCTGGTGATTGCGGTGATCTGACAACAGATTATTTGCTATATGTCAATGGACAACTTGAGGATCAATTCACACAGAACACAACAACAAATAATACAATAAATATCAACTTATAATGGCAACAACAACCATCAATGTGACAGCTCAGGCTTATGATACTATCAAGGATGAGAGCACAACATTAACTCAGAGATCAACTTTAAAATTTGCTGGTGATGGAGTCACAGCAGCAGATAGTGGAGGAGAGACTGTTGTCACCATTCCTGGTCCATCAGCCACAACAAATGTAGGTCTTTTTGCACAGACAGCTAACAGCACATTAATCACCAACACAACAACTGAGACATCACTTATCAATGGTGGAGTTGGTAGTTTATCCATTCCAGCAAATACCTTCAAAGTTGGTGATAGCTTTCGAGCGGTGTTCGGTGGTGTAATGAATGCTCAGAATAATCAAACTATTAGAATTAGAGTTGTTGTCGGAGGTGTTGTTCTTTTAGACAGTCTTGCACAGAATTTGGGGAGTAGTGTTGTCAATGATGTCTGGTCTTTAAATATCGATTTTACCATTAGATCTATAGGGGGTCCCACTGTAGCATCCATTGTAACATTAGGATCATTTCATTACACAAAAACTAACAATGCAAGTGTTCAAGGATTTGGATTCAATACAGTTAATAACACAACATTTAATACAACAATCCCGACTACATTAGATGTAACAGCTCAATGGGGTGCTGCCAACGCTGGCAACTCAATATACTCTGACATCTTTGTGCTGAATAAAACATATTAGCATAATAAGTATGGAAAACATTTTTAAATTAGATTTTAAAACTTTTATCAAGAGTCCATTCACTTACATTTTTTTTATATTACTCACAATCCTTATTTTTATTGGAAGATATTTGATTAATTCCAAGGATAAAGAAATCCAAACTCAACAGCAAAAAATTGATGATTGTGATGATGAGAGAAAGGAAGATAAAAAACTCATGCAAGATATACTCTTTCAAAAAGAACTAAACAGAAAACTAAATGGAGAATAAAATTCTATTGATGGCCACAATTGTGAGCTCTTTATTTGCAATTCTGGCACCAATGCCAACACATGAGTATAAGATTCCAAAGAAAGATGCAACCACAATAAAAGCTCAGAAGTATCTGCATGATCTTGAGGAGGAAAACAACCATAAAGTTGAGATACTTAAGCATGATGTTGACAGCTTATTGACAATCAAGCGAAAAATTAAGTATATTTACATCCAGAAAAAAGACTCTTTATGAGCTATGCCTGGTTAAAAAAGGAGAAATCTCCAAAGATATTGGTCGAAGCTGTCAAGTTGATTGGCACTAAGGAGATTGTTGGCAAGCAACACAATCCAACCATTCTATCCTGGGCAAAAGCTCTTGGCCTTGAGAAGGTATATACCAATGATGAGATTCCATGGTGCGGTTTATTCGTGGCTTATTGCTGTCATGCTGCTGCTCTTGATGTTGTCAAGCATCCATTGTGGGCTTTGAACTGGAATAAGTATGGAAATGTTGCTCAAGTGCCAATGCTTGGTGATGTGTTGACATTCACCAGGAATGGAGGCGGTCATGTTGGGATCTATGTTGGTGAGGATAATACACATTATCATGTACTTGGAGGAAATCAAAACAACTCAGTTAGTGTATCTCGTATTGAGAAGTCAAGATTAAGTCAAGCAAGAAGGACAGCATGGAAAGTTGCACAGCCAGCATCTGTGAGAGTGGTGCATCTTGAGGCTAAAGGAGTAGTAACAACAAATGAAGCATAATGAAAAAACCAGGTAGACCAAAAAAGAATTTGAATATCAACATTGATACTAAGAAAGTGGATGTTAAGATCACACGAAAAGATGGAGTCACAGACATTAAAGTTGATACTCCGAAGGTAGACGTTGAATTGCACAAAGATAATCAAGGAAAGAGCATTAAAATAGATTCAGAGCCAGTTGATATCACCATTGATAAAGGTGAGGTCAAGGTTGATTTAAACGAACAGAGTGGATTGCTTGGCAAAGTTGTCAAGTGGATCTTCCGAAAGAAGCTTCCATAAGCAGTTGTTTTTAGGGTTAATAAGAGAGCCATCCAATTAGGGTGGCTTTTTTAATTGTTAAAATATGTTAAAATTATTTCATAAGTGAAAATAGTTATTAAATTTGTTCAACACTAAAAACAAAAAACATGGGAACATTTATCTATTTATTACTGCTTTACAGCTTTGTTGCAACTTTAAAAATTATTAACCTTAAAAAGTAAGTCATGGAAAGTTTTATTCAAGAATGCCACTATTGTGATGGTTCAGGTTACGTTGATTCAATCAGTAACTATGAAGAGAAAAGAGAATTTATTGAATCAATTAATGATATGATCTATGGATTCCAACAGAAAATGAAGATCCATCAAAGGTTGATTCCTGAGCTGAGAAGATGCTATTTGAATGAACTGGCTGATAAGTATGACGACAAGGTTGATACCTATGCAAGAGCCATTGGAAGACTGAAAGTTTATAAATTAAAAAAATTATTATGAGCATAGCATATTATGAATACTACTGGCAGAGAGCTGGAAGATTCAATATGGATTTATTTAATAACTATTTAAGAGCAAAGAGAGATGAAGAATTTCAAAGTAACTTACAAAGTAAAGGATGTCAAGTGGACAATCCAACAGAAAACAATTCAAGCCAACAGTCCAGAGGATGCAATCAAGAAGATGGACATGTGGCCTCCGTTAATCATTAAAGTTGAGAAGATATG